TTATTAACGTGCTCTAAAAGTATTTTAGGCTTTGGTCTTGACATATGCGTCCTTTTAAGTACGCATATATTTATCTTGTATTACAAAAGTTTTAACTGTACCTTATGGGCTTTACCATTTTTTGGAAACTCTCTCATAATTTCAAAATTTGTTTCTTGCCGTTCTGGAGTTAAAGTTTTTTTCCGTAAGTCCATAATTATTACGCTGTCGGCATTGATATGTTTTTTAATTAATTCACTATAGCTGCTTAATGGATAATGATAGCCACAACTCAGCCAACTATAAACTAAATCAAATTTAATATCTTCAGGTATATCTAAATTAGATGCGTTTACAAATCTATATTGCATTCCTCTATTAGTCCAGTTTTGCTCTAAAAATTCTTTGTCATTGTAAAATAAAAAGTTATCTGTTTTGCCCCATTTATTACTACGTTTAATATTAGGATTATTATTTTTCTTATCGCCTTCTAGTAACCATAATTCACTATTATATTTTTTAAAGAATAGTTCACTTATATAAGCTAATCCACAGCCTATGTCTAATATTTTTTTAGGTTTAAAACCTAGTGATTCATCAATTATTTTAAATAATGATTGTTGTTTTTCTATGTATTTAGGATTAGCCCAAATACTAGGATAGCTATTAATATTTCCCATAGTTATCTTTCATTAAAATTTCCTCCATCCATCTGAACGGTAATCGGCTCATTTTGAATATTAGTGTTTACATTTGCTAATATTTGTTCGTAGTCTTGAACTAAGCGAGAACTTACTTCTGCTATAGATAATGCTAAAATTTTTGCCGTTTTTATGTCTAATTTAATTTCTCGCTGATTGCTTAGTTCAGCGGTTTTTACTTGTTGTATAAACTGTTGTATTGGTATTGTATTAATCGGATTTGACATTAGCCATCGCCTGTTTTAGTTCCAATTCATTTTTAAATGGGCCTCTATTTTCATAACGTTCAATTGTAATAAGTTTAGGGCAAAAGCTTCGAACCCATCCTTTGTTAAATTTAATGGTATAAAACCCTGCACAATAAAGGCTTTTACTTGCAGGACTTTTTGTAAAAAGTGGAAGCTTTCTTTTTACATCATATATTGGATTATAAGGATGGCAACTTGTAGGATAGCTATACATTTCTTTGATGTCTTCTGTTTGGATTTTTACATTGTTACTAATCTGAAAAAAATCATTACCAAAAGTTTTAACAAGTTCATCTTTTTTAAGTTGCGTTTCGCCTTGTTTACTACTAATTACATATTTGTTTTTTTCAAGTTTATGTAATAGGCCAACCTTAACACCATTGTCTTCTACAAACCAGAATTTTCCATCAACGATAGGTTTAGCTTTAATATTCATTTCTGTCTCCATTCAGTCTGTGATTTCTAGGTAAGTGTAAAATATTGATCATTTCGGATATTTAGCCTGAAATGGTTCCGCATATAATTGTATACTGTCAGAAATTTTCTTCATATCATATAGATTGCAAAATTTTAATAATCGTATTCCAACTTGACTTATGTTTTTAGCTTCGGCTGTTGCTTTATTAATTGTATCGGCCATCTCAGCTCTAATTCTTTCTGGTTGTGCTTTAAGATCGATAAGCATTTTATTACGCTCATAATCATCCCTGACACGATGTTCTTGTCCTTCGTGGTCTACCCAACGTTGCAGCATAAGATTGTTCCAATTATAACCTTGCTTATTTCTATCTTCAAATGCTTCTAATAAACCAACTTTGTTTTTAGTACCTTTTGTCCTTACACCAGGATATGCACTGAAAACGTTATCGCCACTATCTCCACGCATACATTTTTCAAACAATATCCATTCAGGGTTTGGAGCTGGAATTTGTTCCTTAGTTTTTTTATCAATAACAGGTTTATTCTTTTTATCAAAGATTCCTTCGTGTGTAGTAGTTGTTTCCATTACTCCGTTGTATTGTACAACATTTGGAGAAATCAACTGATGAAAGTCGCTATCGGTGCTGATAATGATATGATGATCAGCAGGGTGAGTTTGTATAAATCCTGCAATAAGGTCATCTGCTTCTAAAATAGGATTATGAAGAACAGTACAATTAGTTTTGTCGCTAATAAATTCTTTAAATTTATCAAAGGTTTCCCAAAACAGCTTATCTTCTTCTTGCTCTTTTGGCGTCATAGCATCGCGAGTTTCTTGCCTGTTTCGTTTGTATGGCTTATAAACATCTTTACGCCAACTACGGCCCTCTAAACAGAATACTACGTGGTCTCCTTTAAAGTCTGCCCACGCCTTTTTGATACTGTTGAACATAATATGGAGAGCCATACCGACTTTAATATCGGCATCTCCTCTAACCACATGACGGCTACGGAAAAATGTATTAGCAGTATCTACAAGGATATAATTCATGATACTTCAGACTTACCTTTTGAAATTGGAACTACGTTAATATAACCAGATCCTCTTGTAGGATCTAACCCTTCATCAGTAAGCATATTACGGACAATGTCTCTGAACCAGCGATCTACAATTTCTTCTTCGGGGTCACTTTCATATCCATAACCTGCTTGTCGTAATTGTATAATAAAATACTCGTTCCAGTCAAGCTCAAAGAAGCCATTTCGGACATTATCTTTATTTACTTTGGTGTCTAAAACACTAACCCAAGGTTCTTTTTTAGCACTGGCACGTTCCTTTGGTGTTAGTTTGGCTTCTTCTGCTTGTTTTAATGCTGCTTCTGCCGCCGCTTCTGCTTGTTTTTTGGTTTCTTCAACTTTTTCAATTTGTTTACGGGTTTCTTCTAATGCCCGTTCCATTTCAGTGATACCAAAAATTCTTTTTAAAATATTTTTCATTAAGTGCCCCATTCATTTTTAAATAAGGGAACTTGTAGCCTATCACTATATCTCAAACCGTTTTTCATTGCAAGTTCTGCCACTTTACGGTTATTTAACGAGTATACTGATTCAACACCACCTATGGGCATTAAATAAACATTACCTGCAAATCCTGCTTTACGATAAGCCGCAATAGCACATTCTGTATCTGCAAAGTCTTCTTCGTTAGCAATAACAAATTTAAGATATGCTGTTCCTAAAGTTTCGTATTCGCAAACTACTTCAGGAATTATAGCTTCATCCCATTGTTCACCACTACACGGAAGTTTAGCGCTCACACTAAATGTTATTTCACCTTCTTTGAAGGACCTCCATTCTTTGAGGTAGGATTTGAATTCGTCTGAAAGTTTTTGGGTACCGTTAGTTTCGAATGTAATTTCTTTCAAACCCTTCATCTTTTCATGGCTCAATAAATCTGGATAACTGCGTTGCCAACCTAACAAGGGTTCGCCGCCAGTTATGACTAGGTGTTCGCTACGCCATTCTTTGTACGGGAGTATTTCGCAGATACTTTCCGCAATACTATCTGTTGTAAGTACCGGTGAAAAGTCTTTGAACCTAGGATCCCAGCTAGCATAAGAATCACAACCGGTATGAACAAGAGGTAAATCTCTATACTGTTTAAACTGTTCAATATTAGCGGCAATAACATTTCGTTCATTTGACTTTTTTCCTCTAGGCATACCAAAACCGTCGCAAGTAAAATTACAACCGAACACACGAAGGAATACACTAGGAACTCCCATATAGCGACCTTCTCCTTGTATACTGTAAAATAATTCTGATACTTTTAATTTTGACATTTTACATTCCTAATTTTTCTTTCCAGATCTGTATTGTAACATCTAATCCGTTTTCTAAGCTGACTTTCGGTTCCCACCCTAAAAGCTTTGTTGCTTTTTCGTTAGATGAATTTAGAACATAGATTTCGCCATCACGTTTTGGTCTAGTATTCCAATTTACTGTTCCTGACCATCCTATTTTTTTAGCTATAATATCTACTAAAGATTCAATTTGAATAGCATTATTTGGACCTGTGCAAAAAATTTCTCCTTTGGCTTTTTCTGGATTTTTGATTACTGTTTCATATAAATTTATTAAATCGTCGATCCATAAAAAATTTCTATAAGGAGTTTTATACCCTAGGTTTATTTCTGTAGGATTTTTTAACATTTGAGAAATAATTTGTTCTATTACAAAAAAATCATTATCTACCCTACCGTAAGAATTAGTCTGTCTAAATGCTGTAAAGGGGAAGTTAAAAGATCGAGCTGCGTACTTTAAATATAACTCACAACCAACTTTAGCAACTGCGTACGGTGCATTAGGATTTTGAGGAGTATTTTCGTCAAAGACTGGTAACACTCCTTCTATATTATTTTTCACTCTATCACTATCAGGTTGCCAGCCATAAGTTTCCATTGTGCTGCTAAAAACAAATAGTTTTAAGTTTTTTAAAGATTTAGCTGACTCTATTAAATTAACTGTTCCTACATAATTAATTTGGCTAAAGGTTAATTGTTCATAAAAGCTTTTTTCTACTTCAGTTCTCGCTGCTAAATGGATAATAAAATCTGGATTAACATCAGTGATTCTGTGATTTACATTTTCAAAGTCTAATAAATCGCAATTAAGGTCAAAAATATTATATCTGTCTTTAAGACGATTATATAAGTATCCTCCTATGAACCCACTTAAACCAGTAATAAGGATTTTTTCTTTCATGATTTCATAACTTCTAATGTGGCAATCTTACTAATACGTTCGCCAAAGTCTTGATCGTTGGTAATAATATAGGTAGTAGTATGGTTACGATCAATTTTACGATCGTAATACCTAAATTCCACCACCCTACCACCAACAGCGGGGAATACTTTAAAATTAAGTATTGGGTCTGATCCAACACTTTCACTGTCAGCACTTAATACTAATTCTCGACCAGGTTTAGGTTCATTGTTATATTCATTGACCCACTTGGCTAATTTGCGTTTAATCCATTTCATTTTTATCCTCTATTAATGTATTTTCTTGTATGTTCCAAAATCGTTCAACGGAATGACAAGCAGAAGCTTGATCAATGTAATGACCTATAAATTTCTCGCTTGAATTAGTAAATGGAAATTCATCTTCTAATATTTTACTGGTCCAAACAATATGATTGTTAACATATTGCCAAACGGTGCCTAGAATTTTTCCGTCTGATTCTCTGTAGTAATGTTTTACAGTGCTTGACTCAGCACGCCAGTTATACTTCATTTCCATGCCATTCCTCACCTGTATCTACATTAGTTAGTTGTAATGGCCCATTGAGCCAGTATTCGGTCTCATCATGAATCCAGTCTTCGCCCTCTAGACCTTCATAGTAATCTTCATTCCAAAGTTCTTGGATACGCTCTTGTTCTTCCTCATCCATATCAGGGCAACCAATAAAGTCCCAATCTACATAGCAACCATCAATCATTTCTACCATTTCCCAAGCATAGTCTTCTTGGTCTGCATTGTCAGGACTCCATCCATCTGGGTTGTTCAAATCTACTACAGGCTTTTCATCACTTTCACATTCCCAAATACCCCAACGGTATGTTTCTGTTTTTTGAAATTCATCTTCGCCTTTACGCCAGGTTTGAATTTCATCTGCTGATTTTTTGTGGTAATTCTGAATTCTCCAAATAGCCATTATTTTTTCCTTGAACGTCTGGGTTTAGGTGCTGACTCTTTAATTTGACGAATCTGATTGTCTGTTAATGGACCATCATCTGGTGGATAACCTTCTTTGACTAATTCAGCAGCAGCACGAACATCTTCTGCAATTTTGTCCCAGTTAATTTCATATTGTTTGATAGGTTCTAAAACTTCTACTGATTCTGCGGCTACTTCTTTCTTTTTGCGTGGTGGCATAGTTGTTTCCTTATCGTGGTGCAAATTCTTGCTGTAGTTTAATATTATCCATAAACTCTTTTTTAGTGCCAGTATCATTCTTAAAGGCACCTTTTAATACGGTAGTTTGTGTAAGGCTAGAGTGTGCCATAATACCACGGTTTTCACAGCATCCGTGAGTGGCCTGAATATAAACACCTAGATCTTCAGCACCAGTGGCACGTTCAATTTCTCTAGCAATATCATTAGCTAGTTCTTCTTGCAGTGTTCCTCTACGGGCACACCATTGAGCAATACGAGTATACTTACTAAGACCAATAAGTCTATTAGCAGCAATAATACCTATATAGGCAACACCACTAACGGGTTGATGATGATGGCTACAGATACTGCGAAGTTCACTACGAACAACTAGCATACCTTCATAACGGTCCTGCGTGTCGTTTGGAAATGCTGTTGCGTCCGGTCTTGGGTCATATCTTCCTGCCATTATTTCATTAAAATACATTTTAGCCAGCCTACGAGCAGTTCCTTTACTATTAGGATCATTGTGACGATCGATTAGTAGAGTATCAAGAACTGTCTCAAATGCTCGTGTAGCTTCATCAATCAAAATTTCTTTGTCAGATTCACTTACATAGTCACTGATATTATCTCCAGACCAATATCGTTTGCTAGTAGCCTGCATACGTTCGCGTATAACTTGACTAAGTGGCCGTCCAATATCGTTAAATACAGCACCTTCGTAACCTGGATGATACGGTGCTTGGTCAACTAATTCTTTTGTATATTGCATAATTACTCCTGTATACTTATTATACAGCATTATTTAGGTCCTGTCTACAATCTGTCACTTAAAAGTATTCTACAAAGTGATTCGTCTTTAGCCGATTTAAATTTAAACAGCATATAATCTATACTGGGTTTATAGATAAATCTATGCCCAGGTAATCCAAAAACTTCTAACACAAGAGCGCAGGTTTCATTCCACCAAATAGTTCCTTGGTGATTTTCCCAATCTACTTGAACTGTGTAGATAAAATCTTCAGTTTGATTTTTGAGATTGTTCATAGTCAATTTGTTCAAGTTTTGTGATTTCATCTTTAAAATGAAGTTTTCTACGTTTCAGTTCTTGAATACGGAAATGATCTCCGCCGACCAATTCTAATCTATGTATTTCATCATCCAATACACGATGTGTTTCTTTTAGATGTTTAATTTTTTCTTTATTGGACATCTTAACTCCTAATAGTTAACTGATTCTTGATATTGTTCTAATTTATTTTTACGATAATTGCCACGTCCAGGTATAACGTGTCTTACACCACCTGTAGGATCAGCCATATCTCCTACTCTACGTGGAATCATATGAACGTGCGGATACATTATGGTTTGACCAGCAGCCTCCCCACAGTTTTGACCAATGTTGAATGCGTCCCATTTTTCATTTTGAACTCCTTCATAGCCAAATCTATAGGCCCCTCTATAACACTCGAATAATGCATCCGATGTCGTGCTGGTAGGCACAAATAGCAAATGCCCTTGGGTAACCGGATATGCATCTTTGAATACCCAGAACTGGCGTGTTCTGTATTCGATCTCTCTCCACGGTATTGTTCCATCTTCTAATGCCCTTTCTAAATCAGTCATACTAAATCCTTAAACATTTTTTTACGTCCTTCTTCTCCTAGTGTATCTTCAAAGATTTCTGTGACACGTTGTAACATAGCACAAGCCATCATTAGTAATTCTTGAGTGTCATCGCACATCATTATTTGTTGATCAACAGGCTGCATAAGCTCTTTCATTCTAGCTTCTACTTTACTCTTGTCCATTGTTTAGCCTTTTCCAAGTTCTATATTTTTCAAGTTGTTTAATGTAATCGTTATAGGCTTTTTTGAGTTTGGGAAATTCTTTTTCCAACTCTGGGTCACGCTCAGGTATCATCAATACTCGTTCAATAGTTTGTAATCTTTCTTCCAAGTCTCTTCCATTAATTACTAAATTACCCTTGACTTCTAAACTTGCTGGATTGTTATTAATTTTAACGTGTTCACCTAACGTATAGCCCGAAGAATTGTTAGTGTAGGTATATCCAGTATTGGCACTACCAGGACCAGTGGTTGCTGCTACAATAATTGGATTGGTATTATGTATTTTGTAGTTTGCGTTGTTCGAGGTATTGCTCATTAGGAATCCATTTGTTGCGTACCAGGAATCCCCATTCTTTACGCTGTGGGCCCGGCATAAAC